ATATAAAATTCTTATTTTAGTTTCAGATACCGCAATTAAAACTGCGGATAACAGTCAGTAAGCGAAATAAACTTCGCCTACTTTTGTGTTAGGTGCAATGCTAAATGACACCATCACGATAAAATTTCTTATTCAAATTATGACAAGCAATCATTACATCTTCATAAGCACCTTTATACCGTGTTTTATTTTCATTATGCGTATCTATAACTTCCCATTTGTTGTTTACACAAATCTTTTGAAATCTTCTTTCGGTGCTTAGACTTGGCATTTTAACTTGTTCTTTAATAATTTCAATCATCTTTAAAATTTTGTGAGAAGCACTGCACCTAACAGCAAGTAAGCAATAGTGCAGAAACATTCTCGGTTAATAATTTATTTATCGTAAGCACCATCGCTTACTTGCAAAACGTTATAGCCTTTCTATTTCTTGTTTTACTTCTATGTAGTAATTATAGATTTTATCTGTAGAATAAAAGGCTACCTTTAGAATTTCATCAACTGCAATTAATGCACATTCTTTGGCTGAATCAATATATTCTTCCCACCCTAATACTTCATGAAACACTTTGGTATGAGGAATAAATTTATTTATTAACTCTTCTGCTTTTTCTTTTTGTGTCATAATTTTTCTATTTCGTTTTTAACTTCTTTGTAATATTCTGTAAGTCCAATGAATCCATGAACTTTACTATAATTTATCAACTCATCTACTGTAATCAATGAACATTGTTTGGCAGTTGGGTATTCAATTCTTGAGTAATCTGACATTTTTTTGCTATTCAATCCAATAAAAGAATTAACTAACTTCTCTGCTTTTTCTTTTGCTGTCATTGTTTTATGTTTTATTAATTAAAAATGTATTTACCTACCCAAACAGTTTGACTTTGTGAGTTGGTTGTTGTTTTGGGTTCTATTGTTAAAGCAAACATTGGATTATTTATTTCAAACTCAAACCCAACAGGCATCTTTGGTTGTTGGAGAGATTTGATGATTTCATATTCTGTAAAGGCATTTATTGTAAATCCTTCTTCATCATAATTCATTCTCGCCATATCAATAGCCTTTCTGATATCTTCCTCTGTGTACTTATACTTCTCTTTGGCTTTGTTGTAACCATCAATAAATCCTTTTTCATACGCAGTGTAAGATTGTGATTCTTTAGAATAAGGATTCATAACCTGTTTGCTGTAAAATAAATCTTTACAACCATCATCTTCAATAGGTGGCAATAAATCTACACCTTCAAGTATTGGTGAGTTCTTTAGTGGTAGGTGAGCAATGATTTTTTTGCAACTTTGCTCATAAAGATACTTATTTTTTTCCCTATCTGAATATTGTACATAAGTAAACTTTTGTATATCTTTTTCAGCATACCAATTAAAAAGGTAGTAATCCCCTTCTTTAATCTCTGAATCATCTACAACAAGTAGATAGTTGTCTGTTTTAATAATATTGTATGTCATTGTTCTATGTTTTATTAGTTAAAAAATGTATCTAATTTTATTCCAAGGGATTATTTCATCATGTAATTTTACAAAATCTTTTATGTATTGTTCTTTTAAATTTACTTTATATCTTATATTTTTAGAACCAAATGAAGAAATTTTAGATTCTTGTCTATCAGGACACCACAATAATTCTTCAGCTTTTGAATTATGTTCTAAATTATAAAGATGCATTTTATCATTATGTGTAAGCATAATACATTCAGCAAAAACATTTTCTTTAATTTTATCATCTACATAATAATCTATTTTTTTAAATAAATCTTCATATAATTTTTTAACTCCTGGATTTATTATAATAGGACTAAAATTAATATGAACATCATATCCTGCATAATAAAAATCATTTATAGCATCTATTCTTTCTGAAATTAAAGATGTATTAGGTTCTAGTATATTAGATAATTCTTGGGGCATTAATGAAAATCTAATTCTTATTTTTTTATCAGGATTATAATGTAATAATTTATCATTTACATGTTTAGTAGCAAATGTACCCATTATTGGTAAATCAGAATGTTTAAAAAAATCAAAAATAGTTTTCCATTCATGATATTTTAAATGTAATGCAAAATCTTCATTACATGAAATATCATAAGTCCATAAATTTGAATGAGTTTGATTAGGAATTTCTTTAGTTCCTAAACTTTGAGCATGGTTAAAAATAACTTCTAATATTTCACTTACATTAGTAGCTATTGATAAACCTTCAGGTTTATTTCTACGCATATAACAATATGCACATTGATACAAACATCCATGAATAAAAGAAGGAGTAATGAAATCACTACTCCTTCCTGATGGCTTTATATCTAATGCTTTTCTTACAGATTCTCTTATCATATTCTTTGATTATCTTTAAAAAATTCATCAAAAGCTTTTTCTGCTTCTTTAATATTAAATAAATTCTGACCTGCTGAAAAAGATTGACCTTTAACATGAAAATAAATAAAAGTGTTTTCTTCTTCTGCTAATATTGATCTAACAAAATCATTATCAATTTCAATATTATATGTTTCTTTAATATAATGTATCAGTTTTTCTATTGGTGTTTTCATCATCCTCATAATTAAAATATCTACAATAAAAGTTATCCCCATAACTATCTATTTCTTCTTGGGGATAACCATTTTCAACTAACCAAGTTTTAACATCTTTAATATCAGAACTAATTTCTTTAGGAAACCCATATCTCCACCCACTAGGAGGATCAATAAAAAGTTTTTTAATAGGTTTTAACAATCCTTCAATTATCAATAATTCATTTAAAGCAAATGAAAATTTTGATGGATTATTAAAATTAAGAACTGCAAATTTTAAAAATTTAATTCTTTCAGAAAGATGTTTTTCAATCATAAATATTGGTTTTTTAAATATATTTTTAAATTTTCATCAACATCAACTTTCCATTTTTTATTTTCTTCATCTCCTATAATTAAGTTATCTATGTTTTCAATTTTTAATTCAGGAAGTGTTACATTATCATATCTCCTTGTAGTAGCTAAAACTTGTAATACATAACTATCTTTTTCCCAAGGAAATAAAGATGTTTCTTGTTTATTACCATCTACTAAGAAATAATCATTTTCAATTTTATACAATAAAAACATATTACTTAGGTTTTACTTGTTGATAAATAATTCTTACTTGATCTATTAACTCTTGCATTGAACCAGAATTAATAATAATTGCATCCCATTCAGTTATATCATTTAAATCATTTTCTGAGTTATGATAATTATCAATAACATCATACTTTATAACCTTAATCATATAACTTTTTAATTTCTTTAATTCTTGATATTCATTTTTAAATCTTAAATCAGGAATTATATAATCTTCATTGTTTTTTATATGTGATAAAGTAGAATTAACCCAAATATCAGGATGAATAATATTTCTACCACACTCAGTACCTAGTAATTGTAAAATGATTCTTGGAGTTAAATTATTCCATTTTTCACCTAAAGATGTTTCTTTAAAATTTCTGTCTTCTAATTTAATTACAGGAACACTTAATAAAGAAGATACCATTAATTTTATTTTATCAGCAAATCTGATAATATTATATCTGCCAATTAATCTATATTCTCTTTCAAATAATGAAATTAAATCATCAAAATTATTAGCTGAAAAATTAATGTATTTACCTTGATTTAAAAAATGTTCTTCTAACCAAAGACATTGAAAAATATTAGCAACAGTATCTTTACCGCTGCCTATTTTACCTGCTATACTAATTATCATAGAATTTTAAATAAAAAGAGTGTAATAAAAATTACACTCCAAAGTTAACAAATATTTCTGATTCATCTATATTTGGGGGTAATTCTAATTCAGCTTCAGAATTTAATTCAGTTTCTTTTAGTGTTGTTTCAAAATACTTATTAATTTTATTTACAAATGTTTTTTTATATTTTGAATCTTTTTTAACTATTGCTTTATCATTATCCTCTAACATTTCTATTAATTCTTCATTTACATACATTTCACTATACTTGCCCTTATAGAATTTAGATAAATCAATAACATCAGGTAATTTAATTACAATCATGTGTAATCTTCCATTGACTAAACTATCTACAGCATAATCATCTTGATAATATTCTTGTAATTTTACCCATGTTAAAGTATCTATAAAATGTTGTCTACATTTTAATGTATCAACCAATATAAAAATATGATTATCATAATTTTTAGGGTTGTTTACATCTTTTAAACCATAAGCTAGTTTAAACACAGAACTAATTTTACTAACAAAATCTTCTCCATATAATCTTAGGGAAGGTTTTACAAACCTAGAAGTTTTATTAATTATTAATTCATTAAACCGAATTTTTATTCCCTCCATCTTTAAAATCTTTGATAATCTGAACCAATTGAAAACACACCCATATTAGCATTTACATCATAATCTTTATCAAAACCATTTTCTAAATGCCATTTGTATATGT